GCAAAATTGGTCGTAGAAGGCTGAGTTACAATTAAATCTCCTGCTGTATCTGAAAGATAAACTGGTGCTCCTACTGTAAATACTGGGAAAGCTGCACTTCTAACTTTTCCATAAACTAACATTTCTGTTGCTGCATCAGCATTTGCTGCTAAGACACAAATTCCTAATTGAAGTTTAAATCCTAAATCAGTTCCATCTAATATCCCATCAACTAATTCCCATTTACTATCTGCTGTCTGCAAGAAACAAACATCTCCTACTGCTAGAGTAGCACCTGCTGTCCCAGCCATTGTTACTCCTGACCATTTTTCATCTCCTGAAAGAACAGCATCTAATTTAATATCTGTTTCTCCTAATTGAATATCTCCTGTCATTGTTCCACCTGCTAGAGGCAACATAGCTAGAGTTGCCTTAATATTCGCCCAAGTTAGTTTTTTCGTTATTCCTGAAACAGTATCAACAATAGGCACAACGTCCGCGTCAATCGGAGGTGTGTAATCTGTCAATTCTGTTATTTTTTTATCTGTCATATTTTTTTTATTTAATTAATAATATAAAAAACCACTGACTAAATAGCCAAGTGGTTTTTGGGAATTAAACGATTAATATTTATAGCTGTAGGTGGTCTACAGAAATGTTTTACATTAGAAAATAATTCTTTTCTTAAATCTGCAATGTATTCTGAAAACACAAAATCACTTTGAATTACTTCAAATCTTTTCTTCCCTTTATTATCTGATACTCCAACAGTATCAAAAACTGAAATGTAAAGTGTTTTCATAATTCAATTTTAACCTATTGCTTCGGACATGTCTATATCTTCACCTATATGAATTCCTAAATCTGGAGGAGTTTCTGCTTCATCCCCTGCAATAACAGGTTCTTCAACAGTTTCTTCTTCCTCTACTATAGGAGTTTCTTTTTCATCTGACATAATATTATTTTTTATTATCTGGTAAATATTTTTTATCAACAACCAAAGGATAAATTCTTCCTTGATTATCAATATGCCTTACAAAAATATCAGTATCAACTAAAAATGGATACTTCATCTTTTGATATTCAGGCCAGCCACATTTTTCAAATAGTTTTTCATCAATAATTCTTGAACACCAAGCTAAATCAGTTGTCCCTACTTTAGAAACCATTCCTCCTTTTTCTTCGTCAAACCAAATTCTTGCAGGTTGTTCGAATACTCGTCTTGTTAATACATTTCCTACCATATATTCTGGAGAAGTTTTCCAAGCTTCTTTAACAAAACTTGCATGTTCTAGACGACAACCAAATGGAATACCATCTACCCAAACCTTATCTCCGAATTTCCAATCTTTATAGAATGAGTTTCCTCTACCTCTGTAAAGAATTGGTTCTGAAGGTTCACCTTTAGTAAAGTAAACTCCTGAAACGACAGGCACTTTCTTTTCATTGATATATTTTCCAAATCTTACCAATAAATCAGGTGGAACAATATTGTCGGATTCAATATATATAATCCATTCGTAATCATCTTCAACTACTTTTTTAGCCATTAGGTTTTGAGCATCAGCTAACTGATATTCAATTGGAACATAAGGAGTAACAAATTGTTGCATATTTACATTAGACCAATTACAAGGAATAATTTGTCCGTAACGAGCGTTTACCCATTCCGTTCTAACTAAACCAGTAGTCGGTGTAAAAATTAAAACTCTATTATTCCAATCTGGATTAGGATTCTTATCAACCCCAGCTATGCCTAAACTTCTATCTTCTTTTATTTCTTTTTTCTTTTTTTCAGACATATTATTTTTCATTACTTAATGGTTGATAAGTTTTATCTATTAGTCTTTTTTCTAGAACAACTTCTAAGTTTCCTATTGTGTCAAAATGACTTTCAATAATTTTCCAAGGAGAAGGTCTATAAATAAACCATAATCCACTTCTGTCTAATGGGTCAAAATAAGATATCGTTGCTTCAGATATAGGGTTGATGTGTGTTGGGTCTTGGAAAAATCCTGGAGAACCAGCATAAGGAACTACGAAAGCAAATCTTCCTCCTTTTTGTAATATTCTCCAAACCTCGTTCATGAAAGACATAAAAACCCCAAAAGTTTCAACCTCACCAATAGCGTTTTTTATATCTTTACTAGAAAGGATTTTCTTCTTTTCTAATAAATTAACAAGAGCTACCAATCGTGGGTCTGTGCTTCCTGGGTTTATATGTTCTAGAACATGAGAAGCCACAGCAAGAGAAACAGACTCATTAGGAATAGGCCATGGAAACTTTTCTAAATTGTGAACGATGTCCACATTATCCATTTTCCTAACGTCCATTCCAACGAATCCGACTTGCTTGTTTCCTCCACAGCCGATGTCTAATTTCACTCCTTGGTTATTCTCTTTAAGAATAGAATTGACTGACTTTTTTTCAGTTATCTTTTTTATCACTTTTTTCTTCATATAACTTTTTACTATTACCACTAATAATTGATTTCAATAACTTATCAACACATTTTTTAATATCAGTATTAATTTCTTGTTCCCAAAAACGAAATACTTTATAACCATTATTTTTCAAATCAATATCACGCCTTTTATCCTTTTCCTGACATCCTGGTCTATTATGCCAATAATCTCCATCACATTCTATCACAATATTTGGTTTGATATACATATCGACATTATATTTATTCATTAATTGATGATTTGGTTCAAATTTTATCTTTCTACGTTTTAATTCTTTACGCATTATCAACTCAATTGATGTTCCAGAATATTTTTTAATTCGTTCTTTTTTATCTATAACATTTTGGCGACTTGCAATTTCTGACATTTTTTCTCTTACCCATTTCTGTTTTGAAGGATTCTTTTTTCCTTTTTTTGATTCAGATATTTTTCTTTTTGTTTCTTCGGAACGTTTTAATCCTTTCCCGCCAATAGATATTTTTTTTCTATGCTCTTTTGATAATTTTTTACCCAATTTTGCTAATCTCATTTTTTCTTTTGTTTCTTTTGATGCTTTTTTCCCTTTATTTGGGGAAGTTTGTCCTTTGACAAAACCATATATATTATCAATCATATCAGGGCGAGCAATACCAATTTTAGCATATCTACATTTTTCAATATGTTCAGGTGTCTGTTTTCTATCTTGTTTAGATTTAGACCATTTCCAATGTTTCCCTAAAGCATATTTATTACCAATCATTACTTTGGAAATTTTTTCTTTTGTCTTTTGAGAATGTTTCTTTCCTAACATTCCGTAAGATACATTATTTTTATTATTCATATATTTTATATTAATAATAATATATATATTATATAAAATTTTATGAAATTAAACAAGGTCAATATAACTTACGAAAATCTTATTTGGTATGTCACGTTCACATTTTGGTTAGTCGCCAACGAACTTGAAGCGTAAGTATTTCCAGCAAAGATTGTTCCTACAGATGTTGTAGATGTTTCAAACAAACCAACGTTTGAAATATTTACAGAAGCAGTAACAAAAGAATCGGCACTTGCGAAAGCAGCTGTAAATTGAGCTGTCTTTGAAGCAACAATAGATGTTGAAACTTCTTTTCTTGCATCAGCTGCATGAGTAATTTCTCCATCTAAACCTGTAGCAGCCGCACCTGGAGCTGTCCCTGTTCCTAAAGCCATGTGAGTAACAGCTTTACCACCAGCATTTCCTAACAAATGGTCTACAAGATAATCTTGAATACCTAAGTTAGTTACTTGGTTTTCTTTCCACCCAGAATCTCCAACAATTTGTGACTTACCATCTTTACTTTCAGTAAGTTGAATTCTGAAGAATCCTTTTAATGTTTGTTTTTCCATAATATTGTAAAAAATAAACTTAATAATAATTTTTACAATTTCAATACGTATCTAAATAACTTCAACCTTCAGTAAGTTAAATCAAGAAACTATTCTTTTCTATAACTTTTTATGGAAGGAGCTTTTTCAAAGGCTTTAGTTTTCCCTAAAGTAACCTTCTTAATGAAATCTCCAGTAACTACATTCCTTGCTGTTCCAGAATCAACTAGACCGAAAGCAACGTTATTACTTACTTCGATTATCTCACCTCGTGAGTAATCTTGATATTCTTTTAATAGTTTAACTTTTTTCATAATATTTTCCTAATTTAACTTACTGAAGTGAGATACCTATGGGGTAAATATCTCATCAGTAAGTATTTAACTAATCAATCGTCTAAGGAATTAGAACTAGAGCTCGACAAGCAGCACCTAATACAACATTACCAGCGATTCGAGAAACAACTCTAATCGCAGTTTGGTCACGAGTGAAGGCAGTTTCAGTATCTTGTGATATTTTAACTGTCATCTTTTGTCTATCTCCTAACCAGTAAGTTTTCATTAAGTCACCGAAATAAATTTGAGCTTCTGACAACTCATTAGTTTCGATAACTGGATAACCCATAAATGTAGGAGCTAATCCTACTGCTACTGGTTCTGACCAATAATAATTGTTTTGAGTATTCTTCAATTTTCTTAACTCTCTAATGTTTGCTCTGTTCACATAAATCTTTGCAGATTTTTGATACTTAGCTGGCAAATCATATAGAAGGTCAATCATATTGTCGATTGAAAGGTTTCCAGAACAGTCCCTTGATGCAATTGCTCCAGTCCCTTCGGCTGTTACGATTCCAGTAGGTTCTGTAGTTCCGTTACCTCTCCAAACAACTCTATCTTCTTCAACTCCGATAGCTTCAGAGAATAGTCCTATAATGAAGTTTACGATATCAATTTCAGACGCATCATCAATCAATTCATCAGAAGCATAAAGGATAGCAGCCATTTTCTTTACAGTCAAAGTGATTTGACCAAAATGGGCTGTTGTTGTTGATTTAGTAGCATTTTCTTCCGTCCATGTTACTTGTGGTCGTGAGGCTAATGAAGGCATGTTCATAACATCTCGCTTCATTGGAATAACGGTCACATCACTTCTCATTCTATGAGAATCTTCAGCTATATCTCTAATGATTTCATATCTAAATTCATCTGGGAATAAAAATCCTCCATCAGCGGCAGTTCCTTCAGATAAAGCTTTCAAAACTGGTTCGTTATTTCGAATCATTGCTTGGAAGAATCCTGTGATTTTTTCCTTAGTTGTCATTTCACTGACATCTTTCTTCATTAAAGTTTCTAAGTCAATTAAAGCAGAATCTTTTGTATCAACAACTGTTTTTGAGGCAGTAGTTAATTCATCTAACTTTGCATTAATTTTATCTAAACCTAATGAAGCAACAATCTTCTCTGTAGCGACTTCAATTTTGTCGTCAATATCATCAGCAGGAACTTCTGCTGGAGTTTCTTCAACTACAGGAACTTCTTCAACAACTTCAGCAGGTGTTTCTACAGGTGTTTCCACAGCAGGAACTTCTTCTGAAGGAGTTTCATCAACTTCCTTTAGTTCATAGAACTTATTTCCGATTTTCATTTTTTTCATATTTTTTCAAAAGTATATTGGTTAATAATTTTATAAAGGCATATACTTGAGTATTTCTTTATCTTCTCGACCTATTATGGTCCCATCGGCTTTATGATATAAATATCTTTACCGACCATTATATGTTTATTTAATTCCTGCTTTCTTTCTATCACACAGGGTCTTATTGCTTGACTTTGAAATGCTTTGCAATGTCTTTGTAAGCATATCTCCATCATTTAATTTTTTGGTTGTTTCGTTATCTTCTATTTCCTTAACTGCAATCGACAAGTCTTCCATAAACTTTTCTGTAGTATCTTCTTCCGATTCTGACTTATCTATTCCTATAACATCTTGTAAAGCATCTCTAGCTATTACTAATGTTTTCATATTCTTTTTAGAAATAACTTTTCCTTCCTTTTCTATTATAGCAAAACTTTTGTTACTTTGTCTAATGGTATTTATCAACTCCTTCTGTTCTGTCATTTTTTCTAGACTTTTTAATAAAGCTTCACTCATTTCTATTCCTTCATCTCCAGCAATATCTTTCGCATATTCTACTAACTCTTTAATATGAGCACCTGACAATCCTTCAGTCAATTCAGCAATACTATCTGCTGTTTTATCATCTACTTCTGCCCATTTCTGAATCATTTCAGAACGAATTTCCTTTGTTGGTAAATCGTAATTTAATATTTCATGGAATCTCCCTGGTCTATCTAATAGAGCATCAGGCAAATCTTGTGGGAAGTTAGATGTTAAAATTGTAAGCACTTTATTATTTTCGTGCATACCATCTAATTCAGTTTTTAGTGTATCAATCGCATATCCTTTAATCCAGTAATCAATATCTTCCATAAATAATACTGAAGGTCCTAAATCTCTTGCTAATTGGAATCCCATTTTCAAAGCAGTAACAGCTCCTACTCTATCCATATCTTTACTTGATATCCAAATAAATGTTGCATCTGTATTATCCATTAGAATTTTTCCTGTCATTGTCTTTCCAGTTCCAGGAGGACCAACGAATAACAAACCTCTACTCTTGTTAGAAGTTGGTTCTAATACTTTCATTCCTCGTTTAACAGCTTTAATATTCTTCTCATCAGCAATTATATCATCCCATTCCTTATTCCCTGTAGGAATAAATTCTCCACTTAAAGCAAATTTTTCTCCTCTTAAATAATTATTTTGGTCCACCCAAGTGTGAACTTTTTGTAATAATTCTCCTGCCCATTCTCTTTTTTCTTTAGGAGTAACTATTTCAACTACAATTCCCATCCAAGTAGGATAGAAACTAAGTGCTAAAGCATTTCTTCCAGCAACTTTGTAGAAAACTGTTCCTTCTACTAAAAAGCTATCATTTTCTTTTGAATTTAATTGAATAGTTTTATATTGAGGTGGAAACTCTGCATTTCCATGCCAATTTCTAGTATCCACTAATTCATAATCAGCTAAAATCTTTTTGAATGCTGATAAATATGACCCCAATAATGGAGAAGGAATACTATGAAAATTCAAATACAAGTCTTTAACCTTACAGTCAAAAAACTTAGTAAATATTTTATTTTCAAAAGTCATAGCTTCTGGTTTTACAGAGGTAATATCAAATTCTTTTTGTGAAAAAATACTTGGTAATGTTTTATTCCAAGGAGTGTAATCTTTTTCCTCTACTAGAACTTCTTCCTTCACAATAATTTCTGTTGGAGTTTCTATTGTATCTTCAGGAGCTTTTACTTCAACATCTTCAGGTGTTTCTGTTACATCAACTTCTTTCAATTCTTCCTCTACCCATTCTTTCATTTCAACTTCAGTATCATCTCCTTCAAATCCTTTCATCAATGCAAAAGCATTAGCAGGAACAGCTACCGCTGAAACTTCTAGTAATTCATGAAAATCTTTTTCGTCTTCTGCTGGTATAAAACCAACACTCCAAGCTTTCAAAAAGCCCTTCTCATACATTTCTTTAATTTGTTTTGCCAATGGAGTAATAGAATGGAATACTGGTTCAAAAAGAACTTTCTTACCTTCTATTCTAATATTTTTAGCAATACCTATAGTAAATTGTGGAGCATAATTATGACCTGCTTGTAATACAGGATTCATTTTAAATTTTTTGAAGCTCCATTGTTTTACAGAAAGGACATCACCCGCTCTATCTTGGTCTTCTGTTGAAGCAATAGCAGTAAGAACTCCATTAGAATCTTTTTCTGTGATTGCATCTAGACTTTTTTGTTTTTTAGACATATAACATTATTTAATCAACTGATAATGTTACATCTTTATTAATTTATTTTAATACTTTTTCTTACTATTTTTTACTTATTCTAAATCATTTACTGCTATTAACTTTGCTTCATTATATTCTTTTTCAGTAATTTCTTCACCGTTTGCTAATATTTCAAATAAAACTTCATTGTCATGAGCAACTTTTGATTCCCCAGCTATTATTTTAATATATCCAATATAAGGAGCATTACTTCCTTTAGCTGGAATAGTTCTCACAAACTCTCCATCCCCTTTGGCGAAAACTTTACTCTCATATGCTTTTATTGTTAATTTTTCTTTTGACATATATTTATTATACTTTACTTTATTTCTTTTACAAGTTATTCCTCTCCCTACATTTATATTATATATTAGTTATAATAGTTTTACAAGCAGAAGTGTGAATAACTTATATCTTCGTTCCTACTTCTTTTCTAATTCCATCGTAGTATTTTATACTCTCTTTCTGAACATCAACTAACAAGCCTTTATCATTTGTGCTTCGACCAATTTCATAAAAGGCATGCCCTTTACCAGCATCAACTTTAACTTTTTTCTTTATTTTGTTGAACAAATCTTTTCCTAATATAGCAATAGCATCTTTTTCTTTTTCTTTAGCATAAATCATCCAAGCAGTGTTTATCTGCATTTCTCCAATCATTCCACTAGGAGTTCTTAATTTAATATTAATTCCACTATATCCAAAGTCATCAATATCTGAAACTACTCTTTTGTATCCTACCAAAATATCTTTATGGTCTTTCAATACTGTTGTAGCAAGTTTCACCAAATCTTTTTCTGACCTTACTACTACTGTATTACGAATAACATCAGTTAGCTTTCTAACATCTCCTTTATAAGTTCCAAGAACTTTTTCCAAAGCTCTTTCCGTTCCCTTAATAGGAGCATCAGCCAATCTACCATTAGTAACTTTCTTTACGAAACTATTTCCTATTGCATCAATCTCTTTCTTTCCTTGTCCAGCTTTCGCATATAATGAATCCATATCTTTTTTGATATTAGCCATATCAACTTTCTTTGATTTGAAAACAGGAACTATATCACATTTACAATTTGGATGAAGTGGAGGTGTTGGAATGTCTTCATAATCATAAACATTATCTAATACCTTTCCTCCTTTTTGAACAAAGTTACCATCTAAAGGTGCTGTTCTTCCTGCTAATTCTGTGCAAAAAGGACAAGGGTCTGGGTCAGTAACCCACATCTTACCTTTAACCATTCCAGAATCTTTGAAAGCTTGTTCTGTTGCTCTTGTGCTATATTTCAATGATTCACTTCTAGCAATTCTTTCTGCTCTAAATTCTGTAGCAGAAGTAAACACTCCTTTGATTCTTTCCTTGATATCTGAAATACTTTCTCCATTAGTAAGTCCTTCTGAAACTTGATTCTTTATAAAATCATTAGTTGAATCAGTTACATTTACTGCGAACAATCTTCCTTTTGTTATTAACAAATCCTTAACTTTTTCTCTCTCCATATTCATATCTATATTCGCATTAATAGAACTTAAAGATTCATCACCAGACTCTTTAAATAGAGCT